GATAAGACTGGCAACATAATAGGCTATGAAGGCTATGCTCGTGACAGATTGTTTGCACTTGAGTCAGTTGAAAGCATTGGTGCAACCATTGTTATTCAGGACTTCACCGCTGGTGGAGAACCTATCGAATGTGTTATCGAACAGATTACATTCACTCGCGCAACCCCATCCGCCCGCAACTACTCAGGCTTCGGAGGCATTTGCCAAGTCGTAGCCCGTACTGTCGTATAAGGAATATCCCACATGAACCCAGATACAGCAACCATCGTCTACTCATACTTCTTTGTTGGAATTGCCATCCTTGCAGGTGGCAGCATAATGGCAAGACATTATGTAGCAAAGCAAACGGAAGAATTGAAAGACCAGTTAAGCAAGATTATGTACGCCTTGTATAACGATGGTAAGACTGGGTTAATTAACAAAGTTGAAGAACTACTTGAACACCAACATACTATTAAAATTGATGTTGCTGTGATGAAGGCGAGATACGATGACGCAAACAAATGATTTATTAGCAATAGCACAGGCCGAGGTTGGCACTGTAGAAGCAGGCGAAAACCACACAAAGTATGGCAAGTGGAGTGGACACGATGGACAACCCTGGTGTGGTTCCTTTGTTAACTGGTGCTTTGCACAACTCAAGCCAGCATTAAAGATTCCAAATTGTATTTATACCCCTGCTGGGGTGTCAGGTTTTCAAGGTATAGGAACGTGGAGCAACGCTGCTACTGCTAAGCCAGCACCTGGAGACATAGTATTCTTTGATTTCATTGAAGGTGGAGCGAAGGTGGAGCATGTTGGCATCGTGGTTAAAGATAACCTTGACGGTACTGTTACTACCATTGAAGGTAATACTTCACCTGAAAAGAAAGCGAAGGGTTCCCAAGCCAACGGTGGGGAAGTTGCTATCCGCACTCGCGCTTACAAAGCAAACAACAAAGCAAAACTAAAGCCATACATCGTGGGCTTCGGTAGACCGAAATGGAGTAAATAATGAAGAAGTTTTTATCAGACAAACAAATTAGGGCTATTAAAGATTACGGTCTAGCCGTCATTGCCTCTGCAATTACTATGGGCGTTGCCCTAGTTGCCAACCTAGAACCTCAGTACGCAGTTCTTATTGGTTCATTGGCCCTGCCGCTGACCAAGTGGGCTAACAAGCACTCAAAAGATTACGGCCCTGGTTCTAACTAATAGTTTAAACAGACAAAGCCCCTCGCTTAATTGCGGGGGGCTTTTTTGCTTTCCCAATCTTTATTGTTTACTGTCTTAAGACGGTGGCAGTTAGCACATAAAGTCTGTAAGTTCTCAGGTTCATTGTTATCGTGGTCACCGTCTATATGGTCCACATCTAACTGGGCACGGTGCTCTGCTACAAAGTCGCATAGTTCACAATGCAGTTTCTTTAACTTGTAATGACTAGAGCGGTATTGGTTGTACTTAGTACGACACGACCAGCCGTACTGTTTCTTCTTTAATTTTGTAGGGCCACAAATGATACAGATGCCAAAGCGCAAAGTTGGGTTCTTAAGAAGCAACTTATGCTGCATGTTTAAACCATACTTGCCAGCCAATTTCAATGACTGTAAAATAGTCGCGTGTTATGTTGAAAAAAGCATCAATGGCAGGGCGTGGGTCAAAGTAATTACCCTTGCCTTCTGACCATTGGTAATCATCACATGCAATAATCCCGCCAGACTTAAGGGCTGAGTATGAACTCATCAAGTCTTTCATTACACCGAAGGCTGTATGGTCGCCATCTATGTAGATAAAATCATATAACTTTTTGTTACTTCCAAAGAAGTCAACGCTTGTTTCTTGGCGGTAGGTAAGGTTGCCATAGTTGCCAACCTTTGTTATGTATGTTTTAAATACATCATCGAAATCCATGTTTTCGTGGAGTGCTTCATCGCTACCTTCCCATGTATCAACATCAGTCAAGGTTGAGTCGGGGTGGCTCAAGATTTCATCTAGCATCCACTTGGATGCATCACCCGTATAGGCACCTATCTGCAGGAAATCCACTGGCTTGCCCTTAAGGGGCAGCAGGTGGCGCTTGAAGTTGTCTATGGCATTGGTGTCTATAAACCAGTTAGGATAATCCATTAGCCACCCGTTGAGTAGAAACCAGGGGCATTGAACTTAACTCCTGGCACGCTGAATATGCGTGACATAGGCTCACCGCATGGTGTGCACATAGGAGCATCTGCTTCGGCATGGATAGAACGCTCAAGTTCAACAGTGATGCTGCACTTGGTGCATTGGTATGGGTAAATCAAAGGCTGTTATCCGTATGCTTTAGAGATGTAGCCCATGGCAAAACTTAACACCATGAGTGTGAAGATTAAGATACTGACTAGGTTTTCTTTCTTCATGTTACTCACCATTTCCTCTGGCATACTCTGCTGCTTGACTGATAATCTTTCTGACAATGATATTACTTGATTCGCTATTGAACCAAACGTATCCGCCATCTTCAATGTCCTTGGCTATCTTCTCACGCAATTCAGCAAGGTGTATCTCTAAAGTCTTTTCCATTAGAGCACATCTACTGGGGTAGGCACGGTTACCAACGCTCCGCATTGGTCGCACTCTGCATCAACAAACCATAACGAAATGTTATTGTCCTCAAACATGCACTTGACTTTAAATACCAATGAGCCACATATACAGGCATGGCTTGGTATTCCTCGCAGGTCTATGCTAGGCTTCTGCTTAACTCGTTTGGCTCGGTGGAACCTCGCCAATACACCCTTGCTCTGCACGAACAGGAGTGTACTACATGGTTTTTCTACATTTGTGTGCGACACGCCGAGACACGCCGATAAAATAATTATGCACAGACCTCGATAGAGGAGAGATTGTGTAGTAGTCTCCTCTATTGAAGGAGAAACATGACAACATTACAAAATCTAACTGGCAAGGATTACGTCAGTCACAGCGCCATTACAACTTGGCTCAACTGTGGCTGGAACTATTACCTTAGCCGAGTGCAGAACGTAACTGAGAACCCTTCCTACTGGTTAGTAGGCGGTAAATCTGTACACACTGCAACTGAAATATATGACACATGGCCCGCTGATGCGGGAGTCTTTGACCCTACGGTGGTATTTACCAACGAGTGGAACAAAGAGTACGCAGCCAGCGATACTGGCATGCCATTCAGGGCAGGCGGTAGGTCAACTAAGGCATATCCAAACAAGGAAGATGCTTCATGGTGGCTTGCCAATGGTCCAAAGATGGTTGATTACTGGATTCAATTCCGCCAAGAAAGCGGGTATCAGGTATTCATTATGCCTGATGGAAGGCCAGCAATCGAAACTGAACTCCTAAAAGAAGTACATGGAGTAAAAGTGCGAGGCTATCTTGACCGCCTCATGGTCTCACCTGACGGTGAACTCACTGTCATTGACATCAAGACAAGCGCACAAGAACCTAAGTCCAACGAACAGTTGGGCACTTACGCAATACTGGTAGAGAAAGTATTTGGTATGCTCCCTGTCAAGGGTGCCTACTGGATGGCTAGGACTGGGGAATTAAGTAGCCCCGCCGACCTCTCACACTATACAGAGTCACGCCTTGGCTCCCGTGTTAAGTCGTTTAAACTGGCAGTGGAGAACAACATCTTCATGCCTAACACTGGATTCATGTGTGGTACTTGTTCAGTCAATCATGCTTGTTATGCCGTCAACGGCAAAGATTCATATCTCTATCCCGAACTAACAGAAAGCGAAGTCCATGAGTAACGAAGCACCATTTCAGATTAACCTCAAGACCCCTGGCGGAACACTTCTTAATGTCCGTGCATGGAGTGAGGCAGAGTTAGACCAGTACATTGATTCATTAACAACACGCATCGTTAACATCGTTGCTCTTGAGCAGACAGTTACAGCCTTGGGTGCACTATCAAGTGCTGGATTAAATCCACAACCTGTGGCACAACAGGCACATTACGGTGCTATTGCACCAACTGCAGTTAACACCACAACAACTCCGTATCAATCAACACCTAGTGTTTCACCAACCTGCGACCATGGCTTGCCTATGCGTATGGTTCCTGCAGGCATTAGTAAAGTGGGTAAGCCATACAAGTCGTTCTTTGCTTGCCCAAATCCACGAGAGACTGCTTGTTCCGCTAAGGGATAATCATGCGCTTACTATCGCGGGCTATTAAGACCGCATCCCAAGGGGGTGCTACGCTGCCTACAGTGTGGCACTCTCTTGGAGCGCAACAGATTTCATTTCGTTACGGTGAGGTAAGCATGGTTGCTGGCCCTCCAGGGGCTGGAAAATCTACATTTGCTTTAGCACTGGCAGTACATGCCAAGGTACCCACGCTGTACATATCTGCTGATACACACTCACACACCATGAGCCTACGCCTATTGGCTATGCTCACAGGTAAACCTCAACAAGAGGTTGAGCCTTTGATGGACCAAGACAGGGAATGGGCAGCACAAATGCTCAAGCCTGCTGACCACATCATGTGGGAGTTTGATTCAGCACCAACATTAAAAGACATTGAAGATGCAGTCCTTGCTGCGCGAGAGCGCCTTGGTGAAGATGTGCACTTGATTGTCTTAGACAATGCAGTTGATGTAACCCTTGATGGACAAGATGAGTGGGGCGGATTACGCACACTGATGAAGGAACTCAAGTGGTGGGCTAGAGAGACAGGCGCAGCAGTGCTTGTCTGTCATCACACTAGCGAGGGTGTACAAGGTAACCCTTGTCCTCCACGCTTTGCATTACATGGCAAGGTAGCACAAACGCCAAGCCTTATCCTGACTGTCTATCCGCAGTTAGCAACTATGGGAGTTAACGCAGTTAAAAATCGTTACGGTCCTGCTGATGCCAGTGGTGGTTCACCAGTCTGGCTTTCTTATGACCCCGCAAGTATGAGTGTATTGGACATGGTGCAAGCATGAGTAACGCAAGTGAATGGGAACTAACCGTAGCCGAAAACGGTGGTGAGGTTCCACTAAAACAAGTAACAAATGAATTAACAATACCCACCAAGCAGTTGCTAACTGATATGAAGGCACAGTTGATGTTAGTGCCAGCAAATGCGACCTATACGATTGGATGGAAAGCGATTGTTTGGAAGAAAAAGGAGACTGGTAGATTCCAGGAACTCACAGATGACGAGTTTAAACAGTTTCTTGAAACGGGAACTGCCGAATACACCAGAGGAAATCCTAGCCATGGTGGAGAAGTCAAACATTCCATCGGAAGTGAAGGAACTACTTAGACATGAATTGCCTGAGGTTATGGACCGCATCGAAGATGCAACGAAACAAATCTATAACCCTTCGGCAATATGGTTAGAGTCAATACAGTTTGCAGACTATGTTGGTCAATTAGGTAAGCACTTACAAGAGTGCCGTGCTAATGATTGTACTACCGCTTTAGCAGACCAACTCTTTGAGATGGCTACGGCTTGGAAAGAGATGGCAGAGAACGCAATGCAAGTACTAGACATTTCAGAGGGAGAAGTTTAAACATGGCACACTCAAGTAAAGAAACACTATCTATTGGTTGGTGTGATAATGGTTTGACTGATGGTAAGTTTACCGAAGGTTTACTCTATACAACTATCACAGCACCAACGCGTGGAATTGGTATTCATAATGCCGTGCGTGTGCAAGGTAATCAGATAGGCAGGCAGCGCCAAGCCCTCTTTGACATGTGGGCTGACAGTATTAAAACAGACTGGTTGTTATGGGTTGACTCCGACATAGTGTTAACCCTTGACATACTAGAACTACTATGGAATACGGCAGATAAGATAGCCCGTCCAGTAGTTAGTGGTGTGTACTTTATATCTAAACAGATGGAATCATCATTGATGCAACCTATGCCTGCTCTATTTGATGAAGGTAGCCATGAGCACCAGATTAAATACTTGCATCCGTTACCTAAAAATCAAGTGGTTAAGGTTGATTGTGCTGGACTAGGACTTACGCTCATGCATAAGTCAGTTGTTCCACTACTACGAGCCAAGTTCCCTGACCAGTCTATGTTTGCTGAGGTTGAGAACTTAGGAGAAAAGTTTGTAGGTGAGGACATTGTGTTCTTCCGTAAGTTAAAAGCAGCAGGTATTGATGTGCATGCACATACAGGTGCCATTGCAAAACACATGAAACGATTTGCCTTCGATGAGAACTTCTATGCATTGTATTGGCAAGCAGCGAAAGCAGCGGAGGCACAGTCTAATGACAACACCACAGAAAAGTAACAAGCGCAGAGGTGCAGCCTTTGAGATTGAACTTGCAGATTGGTTGATGACACAGGGTTTAAACGCTCAACGTCTACCACGAGCAGGGCGCAACGACATTGGTGATGTTGCACTACCAACAGACAATGACATATATGTAATCGAAGCCAAGGCACCACGCCGTGATGGAAAGATTGACCTATCGGGTTGGTTGCGTGAGGCAGATGTAGAGGCAGAGAACTATCGCAAGGCTAAGCATTTAAAGGTAGCGCCTACGCCATTGGTAGTTATTAAGGCTTCAAACAAGGGGATTAGTGAGGCTTATGTAGTGCAAAGGCTTAGTGATGCTCTCGCCAAACTCTAAACATGACATAGGAAAAGTATTAGAACACTATGGATTCGAATTGCCCGCACAAAAACGCGGGTGGATTACAGTGCGATGCGCCTTCCATGGTGATAGAGTTAAGTCAGCCCGTTTAAACATAGACAACGGTGGATTCAGATGCTTCGGCTGCGACATGGCAGGTGATGTGTACTCCATCATTATGAAGAAAGAAGGAGTGCCATTCAATGAGGCTAAGCAAATCGCAGAGAGAATTACTGGCGAAAGCAACGGTGAACTACGAGCAAAACCTAGACGAGATACTTCCGTATCTAATGGGTCGCGGTATAACAGCGGAGACGGCTCGTACGTTTCGCCTCGGCTTCGTAAAGGAGCCTGAGATTGGACACGAACCGTACACTGGGAAGTTATCAATCCCTTATCTTACACCCGCTGGACCCATTGACCTACGATTTAGAAGTATCGTCATGGATAATGGACCAAAGTATCTGTCAAGGCCAGGAGCGACCACGCATATCTATAACGTACAAGCGTTATACGAGGAGTCAGAAGTCCTCGTAATATGTGAGGGAGAACTTGACACTGTAGTAGCAACGCAGGCTGGCTTCAATGCAGTCGGGTTGCCAGGGGCTAACAACTGGAAACCTTTTTACGCTCGTGTACTGGCAGACTGGGGCAAGATTGTGCTGCTATGTGATGGTGATAATGCAGGCAGAGAGATGGCTAAGAACCTTAGTCGTGAACTAGATAACGTGTTCCCTGTGTTCATGCCTGAGGGTGCTGATGTAAATGATGTGTACCTCAACGAAGGTGCCGATGGTTTACGCAAGCGAGCAGGTGTTTAAACATGACACACGATGAAACATATCAATCGGATAAGTCTGATATTAAAACTCAAGCAGGCTTAGAGATGTTTGAATACTTCAATACTAACTATGGCTCCGCAGTATGGGGCAAAGTGTTAGAGGGAATCAAAGCCATAGAGGAGGAACTTAAATGACACACAATGAATTGTTGGCAGAGATAGACGACAATTTCACAAAATGTGGAGATGATTGTGAATCCTGCCGTAGAGATAATGCTTCTTGGTTTGCCCTTCGCGCAGTAGTGGAGTTGCATAAGCCTGATGAGTTCAACCATTGCGGTGTATGCAATCAATACCTTTGCGAAACAATCCAAGCCATAGAAAAGGAGATGCGATGACACACGATGAATTGCTGAAAAAATTAAGTTCAACTAATCGTAGGTACGCAGGGAGTCAGGACAATGCAGCACTTCGTGCAGTAGTGGAGTTGCATAAGCCTGATGAAACTGGTGGTTGTTCAGCAGAGTACATAGATTGCCATAGCCTTTCAGGGTTATTCTGTGATGAATACTGCAACACCTATGTTGTCTATCCTTGCAGGACTATCCGAGCCATAGAGAAGGAGTTGGGATGAACAGAGAAGAGTACAACTTAACATAATACCACGACCACTATATCTAGACTACAACTAAGGAGAACACAATGGAACTATGGTTACAAATAGCAATAGGAATGACAATAGCACACTTTGTTAAGGAGTTTTATTACCAGTGCCAGAGTTGGCTCTGGTCTTTCAAGCACCGCAATGACCCAAAAAGTAAGACTCTTAGGGAATTGCTTGGGCTTAATGATGGGGGCTAGGTGATGGTTAATCGCTCATCATTTGATTTAGACTTCGGATATGGTCGCAAGGGTGAGCAACTTGTTGAGGACTTACTCACTGGTGGTAGGACTATTGAAGTCAAGCGTGATAGGAAGTGGTGGAAAACTAACAACCTTTACATTGAGGTTGAGTGTTTCTTTAGGAAGTCTATGTCATGGCAACCTTCGGGTTTAAACGTAACAGAGGCAGACTACTGGGCGTTCGTATTAGAAAAGAGTGTCGTGATGGTGACAACACCAACACTTAAGTATGCAGTTGAGAACTTTGGCAGGGAAATAACATGTGAGATACCACCAAACTTAAGCAAGGGCTTCCTCATTACGGTAGAAGATTTACTAACAGCAACGAGGAAGTTAATCAATGAGTAACAAAGAAGAACTATTAGACCAGATATTTAAGGTAGCAAAGATGGCGAGCCAGCGCACAGCGCGAGTGCATCGCAACATTGTATCCTCTGATGATGTGTATCAACACCTGAATGTATGGGCATTGGAACACTGGCACAAGATAGAAGAATGGGAAGCGCAAGACAGCCTCGTGTTTAAACTGCGCCGTACCTTTAACAACGAGGGTCAAAAGTTTGCAGCAAAAGAACGAGCGTATAAATCTAAGTCAAGTCCAAGTGATTCTTTCTACTACACACACGAGGTACTACAAGAGTTACTCAAAGATGTGTGGCACTATGAGTATTGGGTGCAGTCCTCAACACCTGCCGATAGTGAGTTCATTAGTAGAAGTACCAAGCCAAGTGAAGGAAACAATAGGCTTGCTCTGCTCTCTGATGTGGCCCAGGCATTGAGGCGTTTAAACGATGCAGATAGGTTACTACTCCAGCGCAGGTTTGATGATGGTGGTACTGACTTCGATGCATTAGCCATTGAATACACTGCCTCTGAGGAAGCCATACGCAAGCGTGTTAGTCGTGCCCTTACTAAGTTACAAGATAGACTCGGTGGTGATGCACCGATATGGAACAACAGAAGGTACCGCAAGTCCAACGCACAAGCGCAGGCAGAATTAAAGGAGCAAGAATGAAGTTTGTATTTGAGTTTAATTGGCGCATGTTTATGGTTGGTGCTGCTTACTATGATGGTTTGAGATGTGTTGAGTTGTTCTTTGGTCCAGTTGTAATCGCTATTTGGTGGGGGTTATAGTCAATGATAATTGGTTTGAGTGGGTACGCACAATCGGGTAAAGATACAGTTGCAGAACTATTGCTACTTAACTATGAATACGAACGCCGTTCATTCGCTGAGCCTATGCGTAAGGCTTTGTTAGCATTGAATCCGATAGTGGCATACTCATCTCGCTTGATGTACCTTGATGAAGCAGTAGATGTATATGGGTGGGAGTGGGCTAAGAAAGATACCGATGCACGCAGATTGCTACAAGTATTTGGTACCGAAGTTGGGCGAAAAATGTTTGGTGAATCTTTTTGGGTAGACATTGCGTTTAAACAGATAACCAATGATGAGCGAATCGTTTTCAACGATGTTCGTTTTCCTAATGAGGCACAGGCTATCGTTGATAAGGGCGGGCAAGTGTGGCGTGTGCAGCGTGAGAATCATAAGCCAGTTAACTTACATGCATCTGAAACTGCGATGGATAACTGGCGCTTTGATGATGTAATCCTTAACGCTGGTTCACTATCTGATTTAGCAGATGAAGTATTCATGCTTGCTAAGTCTAAGGAATTATAGTTTAAACATAGCGAAGCCCCACTTACAGGAGGACTGGTTCCTGTGGTGGGGCTTCTTTATGGGCACTCAATCCCGCGCTTCCCCTTCGTGGGGCTGAGTACCTAACACTTACTCTATCACAACTACCGCAACTCTGAGTCGGTGTAATCGTTTGGGTCTTTGAGTCCTATCTTAAGGCGTTTGCGTAGGGCAGTTCGTGTTTCGGGTGAGGTTCCTGCCCATACACCCTGCCTTTCGTGGGCTAGTGCCCACTCCAAGCATGCTGCTTTGACGGGGCAATCACTACATAATGTGGCATAGAACAGGGCTTCTTCTCTGCTGAATTGCACGCTATCGGGGTAGAACATTTCCGTATCGGCACCAGCACATGCTGCACCTTCGAAGGCTTTAGCATTGTAGTTTAAACGGTAGTAGGTCAAGCCATTTATTACCTTTGACTTCATAACTCTGTGGAATTGTGGCTTGTATGCTCTCGGTATATTGCTGAGCATGTGGATAAACTTTACGCTAGGAGAGTTTCGTTGTGGTTGCATAGCCAGCCCCTATCATGTAGTCAAGCACTGAATCTAGCAGCACTGCTACCTTCATTGGTCTGATTACCACGGGGTCGCCGTTCTCTGATGAGAATGTGTATCCGCTTTGAATAAGGTGAAAGACAATCTCATCTTTCAATGTGTTGTAGTTTGTAGGTGCCATTAGTACCACCCCATTGCTAGGTGATGTGCATATGCTCTGCATATTCCGCCGTCTTTCCCGTAGTGTCGGTCAATATATTTCAATCCGATTGTTACCTGTTTAAACCCATCTTTCGTTGGCTTAACCTTAAGTATTTGCCATGTGTTGGGCATGAGTTGTGCAATACCTGAGGCTTTGCTTCTCTTGTTAACGGCAGCGGGTCGCCAGTTGCTCTCTCGTTGCCATAGTTCATAGAGGCATGGGTACTGCTCAAGTTTGTTCTGCTTGATGAGTTCGCCAATGGCGAAGTGTTGGTAATCGTTTGTGTAGTAAGCAAGCACCTGAGATTTAGGTGGGTGAATTACATATTCCACTCGTGGGTTCACGAACAACACTCCGATTAGAATTAGTACAGTGATAAACCAAATGCGTGCATGTGGGTGTATATGTTTAAACAGATTCATCTTCTAATTCCTTACTCGTTGGTAACACATGCTTAATGAAAGACAATAGCATTAGGTCTATGTCTGTGTCATATCCCTCGCCATCATCGGTGCCTACTACTATCATGTTACCCATTAGCATTGGGTTATTTCCCAGCATGAAAGAGAGTGCACCACCGAATCCGTTTAACGGTAGGTTGAGCATAATCCCCTCCTCATTTACATAGGCCGTGGCTAAGTCTTTGCCCGCTGCATCGTATAACTTTACGATTTCAATGAGTCCACCGACTGCATCTTGGTAGTCCTTGAGTTGTTTAAACGTGCGTTCCTCGTGAGTGCCATCTGTAAATAACACTACGCCTTTAACTTCTGGGTGTTTCATTATTCCACTAGTTCTTTCATCATGTTATTGAGTTGAGTGTAAGATAGTTTCTTACCACTCCAGCGTGCGCCGTCTATAGTTTGCTTGCCTTCTAGGTCAGCAATCTTTATCCATGTCTTGTAAGGTGTCTTGCCTTTGTATCCCTGCATGAAAGCACAAGCAGAGATGTATAGTTTATAGTCGTTGTTAATCCATAGGGCACAGTTCCATGTTTCATAGTTGCGCCAGCCTGAGTAAGTTTTGTCGGCGTAGATACCAGCATGTACACTCATGTTTAAACACCTTCGCTTTCTAATTGTTCTATCTGTGCTTTGAGTCTTGCAATTCGTAGTTCTTTTGTAGGGCGTACGTTTCCACCAAGGCGCGTAACTTCTGCGCGGTATAGTTCTTCGTACTCGGTGCGGTATTTCATTACTAAAGTTTTGACTGCATGCTGTTGTGCTTTACCTGCTGTACTCATTAGTCTTTCTCCTTCTTAAGAATCTTAATCCTGCGCTTGAGGTTTGCGTTCTCTTGTTCCAGTAAGTAGTTCTTTCGTAGTGCAATGGCAAGCACTAAGCCAGCCGATACTAGCGCGATGATTACCGCAATTAAATCTGTGTTAGTAAGCATGTCAGTCCTTTGTTATGTATAGCGTGGTTGCTATAGATGAATCTTCTCATGCCTGATACATGCAGGTCAAGTACATTTCAAAAGATTTTAATTTATTTTTTCTGTTTAAACGCAGCCGCTTGCAACATACCAGGCACATGTTTAAACATCAAGATGTCAGCCGCCTGGGAAGATAAACTCTATGTGTTTAAACACATAATGAAACGAACCCCTGGCGGCAAGCAAAAACCCCCCGCATTTCTGCGAGGGGTTGATGTTGTAGTGATTAGAAGGGCAGTAGTTCCTGTATTCTTGTGCGATGTGCGCGTGCTTTGTAACTCGTGTCTATCTTTTTATCTTGCCACGATGCCACGCTGTACACGGCAGAGAGTGCTGGTTTAAACGTCTCATGTTCGATGATGCGCCCGTCACGCACCTTGAGATAAGTTCCGTTATCAACTTCGTACTCCCATGATAGGTCGTCATTGAGCATGATTGCTGCGTTGAATATAACTTCATAGGTTGAGCCATAGACAAGGCTACCCCGTGTCGTCTGTCCTACCCACAAGGGAGAGGAGGCAAGGCGTGCTAGATGTAGCGTTGCTGCATCTGTAGATGTAATCCATGCAAGGGCTGCGCCACCCTTAAGAGTGCCCAGTACTTCGGCGGGGTGATACTTGCTAGTGAAGGCAAGCAATGCTGCTGCTGCTTCGCTGTCAACTTGAGCGTTGCGCTGTACACCTAAGCGTTTAAACACTTCATCGTCATTGCTGATGTGTCCGTTATGTGTGAGCACGATGTTGCCCCGTGCGATTGGGTGATTATTGTCGCGGTTATTGGGGCTGCCTTTGGTTGCGTATCTTGTGTGTAAGATTGCAGTCTGCGCGTTCTCGCATAGGTAATCGCCTACGATTGGCACGAATTGAGAGGCAGGGATAGCGTGCTTTAAGATTGCCCGCTTCTTAGTGCCAGTGTTAACCCATGATGCACCAGTGGCATCTTGGCCTCGGTGTTCAATATCAAGCAGCATCTGTGCTGCCATGTTGCTAACCTCTAATGAGGTTGCACATTCGGCAGGCGTTAAACAAAATCCAGCAATTCCGCACATATTTTCCAGTCCTATCTTTTCGATTGATTAGTTGATTGTATCACAGCATGCGTGTATCTGTCACGCACTATGTTTAAACGATTAGCGCTCGCTAGGTCGCGGGCTTCTTCGATGTTGTATAGCCCAGCGAACTTGCGCCCGCTAGGGTCTACACCTTCAACGATGTATAACAATTCGTTATCTTTCACCGCACCAGTACCAAATCCACACGGCAGCAATGATTGCAACGATTAAGAATGAGCGCCCGTCTATGATTGAAAGATTCATTTCCAGTCCTTACTGTTTAAACACGAGTTCGCGTTGTGCTTGTCGTGTTCATGGCTTGCGCCATGAGTGCCTGCCGAGGGGATTGCACCCTCGCTCACCCACTAGGGGCAGGCTGCCCGCTTAGCGGGCGTTTAGGTCTGCTGCTCTACCCTTGAGATAAGAGGCTGTTGCAATGTCGAGATGATTCTCGGAGAGAATATCTAGGAGATTTCGTACCGCGTTTAAACGGGCACCCTCTCGGTCTGCAATGTTGGAGAATTGACTATCTAGGATTCCCCCGTCAGCGGAGAATTGAGCCATGGCCCCGCAAAACTCGGCCCATGCCTTAATCTTGCTACCGTTAAGCGTGCCATGATGTAGGCGAACCTCCACCGTGCGATGCGTTGCATAGGCGTTAAGGTTGAGGCTGTAGTAGCGCCCTCCGTTGCCCATGTTGCGGATATTGCCTGCGCGTACATTCTCTACCCATGAGTCAATTTGACTCAATGGTACAGAATTGCAGAAGTGATTGTTTAAACGGGAGGGTGCAACAAGCGCCCCGATTGTCTCATGAGCCAGATTCCAATTCTGCACAAGGAGGGCGATACCTTCTAGGCCGTAGTGGTCAGCGCCTAAGTGCACATGGAAGCCTGTCTGCTTGTTGACTGTTGCGCCTGCTTGAGCCAGTGCGCGGGCTGCCTTGCTGCCCTCGCTTAGGTCAGTGTAGGCAAGGATAGGGCTAACAGCCTCCGCGGTAACCCCGCGGGTACCGTCAGGCTTGCATGACCAGTTCAAGCCGATAGCGTTTAAACGTGCTTGGGCTGAGGAGATTGAGAGGTCGCTCATCTCTAGT